GCCCAAGGCATCCATTAATTCACTGAGATCAATTATCATCTAGTTCACCTCCTCTCTAGATTAAAGAGTGAATGGAATTTATACAGAGTGTCTGGAAGCTTTGTCAAAAAAAATTGACGGCTCCACGCCCAGCACTTTGGCTAACCGTAAGAGTGTCCGGACACTTGGAGTCGTCCGTCCTGCCTCAATGTCACATATGAGACTATTTGACACCCCGATCTGCTGGGCTAGGGCTATCTGCGTAAGATTTTTTTCTTTTCGCAATTCTCGTAACTTCTTGCCTATCATAATATGATCACCTCCGACGCTTATAGTATACAGTACAACTTAAACTTTTGCACCCTCGATGGAGGCTTATTTTGGCGGATTATCCGGCATTATGGTGAATTAGCGCTTGTTTTCAGCGTTTCCAGTATTTATGTAAGTTTTTTTATTTACGGCTGTACTGTAGTTTAGTATAATGAGACTGTAATGGGGCATAACATAACTAGGGGGGCGAGGTATAAAAATGCAAGATATAGGAGAGCGAATACGCTATTACAGGACATTACGTGGCATGACATACCGGGAACTTGCAGAAAAGTGTAATGTGTCGCTGTCGCTTATCTGTGAGGTTGAGCATGGGCGGAGTAGTCTATCCGTTGACACGCTACGGCGCGTCGCCGCTGCGCTGGGTGTCTCTGCCGCAACCTTGCTTGGTGAAGCGGTAGAATCAGAGTCGGAATTAATGAACGGTTTAGATGCCGATGAACAGGCAGAAGTTATCCGATTCGCCGAATTTCTGCGCGCAAAGAAACTCTCAAAAAGGGGACGGGTAGTGTCGAAACCTGTCTAAGTATATGCGATATTGCCGCGGGCCACTTCGTGACAATGTTGATCCGGATCATTTTAAGCCGTTTAGACCCTTCATCTCAGCGATTATTTCTCTGATATGCTTCAAGTTAGCTTCCCGATCCGGTTCGCCTTCAAACTGGGCAAGGTACTTCTCGGTTTCTTCAGCACAAGTATTTTGTGGCGGCGGATCCCACTGTTCTGTTATAGCACGATATAGGTAAGCAGAAGGATTCTTGATTGTCTGGCTAAGACCGATAACGCTGTCCCACCTCTTCAGCCATTTTAGAGAAGGACATTGCGGGGCTAACTCTTCTACCTGTTTTGGTTTGAAGTATTTTGATAACACACTCTCTATTGTTGTGTTGTCTTTATATATGTCTTTGTTATTGTATTTATTGGGGCCATTTTTTGGTATACCATTTTTTGGTACACCTTCGAGAGTGCTTGTCCCTTCTGCATTTTTGGTAGGTGTATCAATTTTTGGTATACCATTTTTTGATACACCAGGTGTACCATCTTCCGGTGTACCTGTTTCTGGTATACCAAATTTTGGTATACCAATATTTGGCACACTTAACTGAAATGTAGTGCCTTCCTGCGTTGTTCCGGCGTCTGTTATGTAGCCCTTTTCAAGTAAGCCTTTAATTGCAGTTTTGACGGTGTTCTTCGATAAGTTACACCTCTTAGCAAGCCCTCCATAGCCTATTGTACAGCTGTCTGTGTTGAATCCTATGGTCAACCTGTAAATCTGCGTATATACAATCCATTCACTTGCCGTTAACTGTGCCGGCAGGTCGTCAAACACCCAATTATGGACCCGACAGAATGCGCGTACACGCTTTGTCTGGTCTTTTTGTTCCTCCCCCTTTTTCTGATTGCTACGTTGTTTATCGATCTGATCGGCAATTTGAAGAAAACTATCTAGATAGTCTTTGGCCTTACCCAATTTACACACCTACCCGCTTTATTACTTCTTCAGCTAACTGCGAATAGTTCTTTGCCCCCGTCCTGCTTGAATCGTACTGAATGACAGTCTTCTTACTTGCCTGGGCCTCTCTTATGGACGTGTTTACCGAAATTATCGTATCAAACAGTTCCGGGCCGTATCTTTGCCGGAATATGCTTGTGACGTCCCTGTGAATCCTGGTCCTGCCGTCGTGAAGTGTTATAAGCCAACCAAGCACACGCAAGTTAGAATTAGCGCGTTTTTTCACCTTGTCAATGGTATTCTCCAATGCCTGGAGACCTTCCAGGGCATACATTTCCGGCTGTATGGGTACTACTACATAATCAGCACAGGCAAGCGCATTCACGGTCAGTATTCCAAGAGACGGCGGGCAGTCAATCAATACGTAGTCGTACGAATCAGGACCTTCTAGAAAAGCAGGAGTTATGGCAGACTTTAGCAAATATGTCGCATTTATTTCCCCTATAAGTTCAATTTCTGCACGTGATAATTCAATATTTGCGGGGGCAAGATCAAGCGTTGGCCCTTCTTTATTTTCCTCAATTATGACTTCAGACAGCGCACAGTCTCCCCTTAGTACATCAAAAATAGTCTGTTCAAGACTTCCCGGGACAATTCCAAAGACACTAGTAAGGTTCGCCTGCGGATCGTTGTCTATTAACAACACCCGTTTGCCGTGATTCTCACGCAGGGCATATCCCAAGTGCTGGACAGTTGTTGTCTTTGCCACACCACCCTTCTGATTCGCAACAGCAATGATGACGCCTTTCTTCTCACTTCCCATACTATGACCTCCCAATTTATTGCACTAATTTTCCCAATTTACATTCTCCATCATATGACAAAATCCTGCTTTCTATCCAGAAAAGCGGGAATCAAAATGGGGGATAATGGCAACTTATTGTTTTTGCGACAAGATAGGGTAGACTTTTTGCGTTTTTGCGCAGTGATATACATATTTTGGGATACCCGAAATACAGAAATGCCCCTCAGAGGCTCTGAGAGGCGCAAGAAGGCGGGTGAAATATCGGCCTAGTGGAATAACATGCGACGGGGTAAAACAGAGACCTTCCTGGGCGTGCTAGGGCTTTGCTCGATTCGGCTTTTCGTTTCTAGCGCGTCACAGAGGGGCATGGCATACATTACCATTAGGAGGGATTGTTAGCGCCCTTGTAGGGGCATTCTGGGGCGTCTACGGCCTATACCTGTTTGCCGGATATATACTGCACCTGTTATTAGATACCCTTACCCCTACCGGTATAATGTGGAAATGGCCGTTTAGCAGGAAAAGATTCAGTCTGACAAAGTGTAGGACTGGTGGAATAGAGGAATACATGGCATGGGCAATGGCGCTTATGTATATCGCGGCTTGAAAACAAAAAGCGCCCTCTTTCGAGGGCGTTATCTCAATAACTTTTTAATTTTATCCTCTAACCTATCTTTGATTCGTTTATTCAGCTTTTCATGCTCCTTCTTGAGTACCGCTTCAGTTTCACTCCATGGTTTGGCTGTACCTGTCTTTGTCCTATAACGTATCACAAGAGGAGACAGGCTTATTCGGAGTTTCCCTCTGTAAGGTCATCTATTGGCTTGTTCTGCAAGACTCGACCCAACATCTCCAAGGCCTTGCCAAGTTCGGGTTCTACCGTGTCACCAGGTATACTGGCCTTGATGAGGTTCGCCAGATCGACAATTTTACTCTTGAAGTAAGCACTTGCCACAATTGCGCCAATGACGATACCACCAAGACCTATGACTACGTCTGTTATATTCACGTTTTTCACCTCCTCATTTAAGAAAAATTATCCTAGGTGCTAACTCAAAAGTAATTTTTTTCATCTGCTTTGCCCATCTAGGCAGTCTATCAGCTATTGAAACGTCTACATAATGTAAAACCCCCGGAATAGGGTTTTTTCTTTGAGGTGACATCTCCACCGTAAGGGCAACGGCCTGTGCTATCTTCCATGCCTGCATGTCGTACTTCCAGGGCTGTTCAACCTTGGGTTTGTTTGGGTCACCCTCCAACCAGCATGAAAACTGATAAGGCGCCAGTACCACTTGTTTATACGTGCTCTGCCGCCTGAATTGGCCTCTATCTTCTTTTCTATTCCTAATTACCCAACCTACTAGGTATTGTGTAATTGCATTTTCCCCGCGGGCCTCACCAAAGATCGTCTTAGCCAGCCACATTATGTCGTCGTCAGGAATGGGAAACTGAATACTATACGTCGGCGTCACCCCCCAACCATGACGTTTATGAGTGCTGTAACGACGCTACCTATGATAATCCCTGCACCTCCTCCCGTGAGAAGTATCCTAAACTGCATAACTTCGAGTTTACGTATCCTTTCCTCTAGCCTGTCAAACCTCTGAGTCATGTCAGCCCTTAAGTCATCTAGGTCATCCTTCAGCCACTCGATCCGCCCATTTGACTCACTCATGCTATCACCAGCTCCCAATAGTGATGCAACAAAAAAGCGCACTAATGTGCGTATAAAAACCGCCCGAAGGCGGCTAGTACTCGTTTTAGACTCTGTTTCCTGCTACTGTTACTGTGCCTGTTCCTTCGTCTAATATACTGGCTATTTCCCCTGCGTTTAGTAGGTCGTTATTGGTAACGAGGTTTTCCTGACTAGTACTCGTAATCTGTATCCCGTACGCAGGTCTATTAACTTCATCTCCTTTGCGTACAACGTTATTCTGAATATTGTTGTAACTAGATCCATAAACGAGAATATTAGCATATCCAAGGTCAGTTGCCTGGCTATTGGAATACACTATATTGCCTTGCACTATGTTATTATTTGAGTCAAGAAGTTGGATACCATTGTGCCCGTTATGCGATATATTGTTATCATTGATAATATTGACTGAAGAATCATCAAAAAAAACTATGCCAGAAGTTGCATTGCCTTTGCTATGGTTATGCGAGACGATTGTATCAGAGCACCATCCAGCATAGATTCCTGTGTCATTACCAGTCACTCTGCACTCAGTCACTATCACACTTGAACTGCGGTCTAGAAATATCCCTAATGTGCGAAAGTTTGTACATATTACTGAATTAATTTGGACGTCTGATGTTTGTGTTACTCTTATCCCAATTTGTATTCCCTCAGAATTGTTAGCCAAATTGCCATCAAGCGTCAGATTCTTAATCACGTAATTACTTGCATCTGTGTTCGTTATAACATAAATATCAGCATTATGATTATCTTCAACTTTTATGCGTGTTGCTTCGCCCTGTCCTTCAAGAGTGCTGTTTGTTTTCATGTGAATGTTGCCATTAACAATATAATCTCCTTCAAGTAGAATGACCTTCGTTGATTCACTAAGAGCAGAGTTTATTTCTACCTGGTCGGCCTGTCCGTCGCACACGTAATCAGCACTAGCTTTGCCCGCGGCAGAGCTATTTGCTGGAGCTACAACTACCGCTGCAGCACGACTCAAACTTTGGGCAACAGTTTTCGCTTTTGTGATCGCTTCATTTTCTACTTCTCCCGTTTCAATTGGCTTCTTCGCGCCTGGTCTTGTCTCCTTCGACAGCCACTTACGGCGTCCCCCTATAACCTTGCCGCTGGCAATGACTTCAGTGGTAAAACTTCCGCTGTCAAAGTCTAACGTATGCCTGACAGATTCGACAGCATACAGGTCTGCGCTGCTACTTATAAGCGGATTAGTGACTTCCAGCATGTCAAAGAGATCGAGTTCGGGAAATAGAGGCATTTCAATTCGTGTTGTCCCACTCAAGTCCTTTAGGTCGGACAAAACCGCATCTGCGAGTGCTTCTGCTTCAGCTTGTGTATCTATCTCGCTGGTAGCAGATTCGATAATCTCACACGCCCGACGGCCGTAAATGCTTATTGAAGTCGCATCCTCACGCGTGACTGTGTTGATACTACCGTCAGAAGCCTGGTAAGTTACCTTTACGACATTGCGAATATCACGGTCGCTAATATCTAAGTCCTCTACATATATATCATCCGTATAGTTAATTGTGTAGTCCGCAGTACTTTTTGACCGCGGCGGTTCCATGAACGTCAACCTAAACTGGCCTGTTCCCGAATCCCAGCGATAACCCAAAAACCAGCCCCTTTGTGCCGCTATCTTTTGTATTGCGTCCCAAACAGAGACATATTCGACCGTATAAGACGTGATGTGCCAGCCGGATGCAACGGGAGTGTATAGAGTAATTTCACCGGCGCCGAAATAGTCATCTAGTATTTGCTGAATAACGTCCTCTGCGTCCATGTCTGTGTACGTTGTGGACGTTTCAATATACGCATCTTGTAGCCGCTTCGCCAGATCGCGACACTCACATGTTACCGTGTGTGCGTCGGTGCGGATCAAATCCCCTAGGTAACCTTCGTGCAATGTCACCCAATCGCCCGCGGTAGGGGTAGCCCCTACTGCGGTAACTGCCACCTGAAACCTCACGCGGCGGTTAGGCCAGAGTAACGGCGACGGCTGATTCCATTCGGAATTTGCATCTTTCGGTGAAAAGCTATTTCTCGCCCATTCGTTTGTAGTGCCGAAAAGAAGGTTGATTAACACCTCTGCACCGTCAAGTTCGTCTCCGACAACGTCTAGTTCGTCACCAACAACATAGGTCTCATCCTGTGCTGTGGCCTCATCCCACGCCGGTATAAGCGCTCCTGAGTTCTGCAGGGTGAATGACATGGTGCGAACCACGCCGTCAACGCCTGCATTGCCTGTGCCAACCTGATCTACGTTGCCAAGGTTAACTTCTGCCCGTACCAAGTAGTCAGAAACGTCAACCCAACTGCTGTCAGGGCGCTGTATTTCAAGTTTTGCATGTATCTGTCTGCTATTGCTTATCAAGCTATCACCGCCTTACCTACAACAAGAAAGGCCGCAATTTAGCGGCCCTGACCACATCTAAAGTTACACTATATCTCTCTTTAGCTTATATATCCCTTTGCCTTCCACAATTTTGCATAGTCTGCATATCCTGTTGTTGCCACTGACAAATCTTCATATGTTAGTTCTATGCTAGAATGCAATGACACAAAGTCGTTTATAGTTACTACAGATTTTTCATCAAGCACAATAACTTCCTCGTTTAGACCTTCATCGACCTTTATTATTGGTGCTAACTTGCTTCTTACCTCTTCAACAGTCATATCCACACCACCTTATGACACAATTTTCCAAAGCCATGCGCTATATGTATGGCTTACAGTGTCATTGTTTTTGACACGCGCCTGTATATAGGGACTTTCCCGAGTGTATGAGTACGTCACTTTAGTTCCTGTAATATTCTTAGTGCTTGGTTCAAAAACATTAGATAAGTTAGCATCTTTCACCTTATAGAACATGAGGTCATATGAGTGAGATGCGTCTGTTTCAACATATAAAACGACCTTAGCATATTTCTTAACATCTACTGGAGCACCAAAGTAACTATATGCGCCCGCAGATACAGATTGGTCAGTTGCCAACTGTTCAATTTCAAGGTTACTCCCATTTAGTTGCACTTTGCCCGGGTTTGCGTCAGTAAAGAGTTCCGTCCCGGCGCTGTCGTAAGGGACTAGGTTTATCGACCCATTGCTGTTCACAACCAGCACATTTGTGCCATCGGTTAGCTTAGCACGACCTATAACATTGTCTCCGGTAGGTAGAGCACTATTTACGTCCACCTTACCTGGATTAGCCGAAGTGAATAGTTCTGTCCCTGTCGAGTTAACTGGCACAATCTTAAGCGCCCCGTTTGCGTCCACCACTACGGCGTTAGTGCCGTCAGTCAGCTTCACCAGCCCGATGATGTTCGCTCCAGTTGGTAATGCTTCGGCAACCTTTACATGTAGCGCCTTGTTAGTAACATCAAGAGGTTCATTTGTGTCAGTATGGAGTATTTGACCTAGTGTAATGTTAGCCATAACCTTCACTCCTTTAATAATCTTTTAATAGGCTATCAAGAACTAAAAAATTTCCAACAATAGCTGTATACCTGTTTGAGTCCGCGTCAGTGACTAGCAGCTCGTGCTTATACAGTCCTGCAGGTATATCAGTATCAGCGGCAGATATATCTATTTCTATCTGCCCGTTAACCGCGTCCGTTACCGTTATGCCGTTTCCCACGGATTTCCGTATCTTCTCAGCTCCCGCTGGAGTCTCTACCACAAAATCAAGAGACGCACCGGACAAATCAAGCGCGTTTTCATTCTCGTCTTGTATCGTAGCACTTATTAACAAGTCGTTTTTTCTATACACGGTAAAGTAAATATTAGTGGCCATCTCGCACCACCTTCGCTATAACGGTATACTGCCGCCTAAACTGCGCCGTCAGCGGCTCATATGCCAGCACGGTCTTACATGGGTTACCTATTAGCATGGTGATTAGTGCGCTTGCGTTATCCGTCTCATCCCATGCGGTCAGTTCATCCCACGAAGTCAGTTCATCCTTGCCCCTGTCGGCAGGCCATACCTCTAGGTCTTTTTGTAGCACGCTCATACTTCGTTCACCACCAGTTCAATCGTATGCCCAGCCACAGGATGCCGGCTATCAGCGCCTATGTCAATGATAGCCTCTATGCTATTATCGTTTGCATTTCCCCCAAACTCATCTAACCAAAACCAAGTTGTGGCATACATTATGCCTTGTAAATAGTCAATTATATCGTTATATTGCGAAGTTGATAAATAACGGGCGGTGAGCCTCCAAACACGCTTCGTAGCCGCCACATCGCGTCTTAACTTCCCGCCAGCAGTACGTTTTGACTGGCCTATTATTTGATACTCAGTTTCCTGCACACCTACGTTTGGAATCTCTATTGTCTTATTGATTATTGCCGTAGCCATTAGCCCACCACCCCTGTTGCGGCTAGATTAGCCTGCCTCGTAGCATCACTTACAGCCTGTTTGATTTTGCGGATCAACGTCTGTTCATCGTTTATGTCGCCTTCGAAGGTGAAGTTAAAGACTATTTGCGTTTCTGCGTTCGTTCCGGTCGAAGGCGCGTAACGCACTTCCGTAGGCGTTGCCGCTTCGAATCGCGCTAGGGCTATTTTATACCCTATTGGCAAGTTCTTGATAGACTCTTGTAACTCCTCATTCAATTCGTCTACTGTGTCAGTAAACTCTTCAAGCGAAATCTTCCAGCCTGACAAATCCGCAAAAAAGATAATTCTATCCAATGCCTCAACTAAAGCGTTCCAGACCTTAGCAATAGTTTCCGCTGCCCAACTTAGAACATTCGCAACGGCCTTAAGAGGAGGCTCAAGAATTTTAAGCACAGGAAGCAAGACTGCTCCTGCGACGTTAGCAAGCTGTTGCAAAATCGGGTTTATAATCTCCACAATTCGAGCAAAAACCTTTGAATGGCTTATTAGCGCGTTAACAGCGCCTACTACGCCCTGCTCCTGGTAAGCCTCGTATACGTCGTAGGCTATAGGCATACGCTCAAGCATCTTAAGACCAAGTGTTTTCGCGTTTTCTCTAATACTGCTCATCAGCTCTCTGAATACGCTAGTTGTCTTCTCTACGGTGTCCGAACCCTTTTTAATGGTTTCCGAGCTATCTTCTACAGAGCCACCCATGCTATCAAAAGCTTCGAGTATACCACCAAATCTAGCTTTTACGTCCTCCCAAAAGCTACGGATATTATCAGCCAAGCCGGCCTGCGTCTTAAGAAAGTATTTACCACCTTCTTTTTTCAGCATGTCAGCGGCCGCTTCACCAAGTGTAAGGTATAGATACCTGTATTCTCCCGCACCTATTTCCTTCCACTTCGCTGGGAAAAGCCGATCAACCAAGTCGAGTACTAGGTCACCTAGCATCGTAAAGAATCCAACGATAGCGTTTTTGATATTTGTAAACATTGTCTCCATCGTCCGGCTAATGTCCCCAATCCAGGTCGAAGCAGTCCTGAGCTGTGAGTCAATCTCAAGATTACCGGTGGTAACCGTCGGCACCATACCGGCCTGAAAACCCGGGACTCCCTGTTCCTTGAACCACGCCAGAACACCGGGCCAGCCTTTTTGAACTGCCTTTGCCGGCACAACAGCCTCACCAGGAGCTAAGAGAGCAAGAAATTGATCCGGTCCGGAAGTACCAGGGAGAATTGCACCCTCATGGTGCTTGTCTGCACCAGTTAGCCAATTAACAAATTTCTGAAATGCGCCCTGTACCCCACCAACGGCATCTTTTATCCAGTCCGGGATGATGTCAAGTATGAACATGCTGAGATTTTCCCAGTTGAAAATTTCCTGTATGCCTTCTATTATACCGCTAGCTATTGTATTCCCTAATTCTATGAATTTGCGAGTTATTCCAACTACCGTCTCAACCCCTATATCACCAAGAAGAGCCGTGAAGTCCCATGCAAGCAGGAAGCCTTCCTTTATAATCGATGCGATATTTACACCTACTTCCATCAGACCGGGAATTTTACCCCTTCCTTCTGCTTCGGTAAGAACACCGAACGCTTCCCAAATCCCAATCCCTTCTTGTTTCGCCATTTCACGAATTGCCTGTCTACGCTCTTGTATCCACTCACGCAAACCGCGCATCTTTTCAAGAGTACCTGGTGTTTTCTCCTCGACGATATCTACTACTATCTGCCAAGTAGTTTCAGCGGTCTTATCAAGCCATGGAATAACGTTTTCTTTTACCCAATTAAGCGCCTCGTCCTTCTTATCCACTATCCATGTCCATGCCGTCTCAAAGCCTTCTTTCAACTTTTCGAAAGAGGGGTCCTTGACAAAATCAAGAGCAGGACCGCTTAACCATTTCCAAGCATTTCCTGCTTTCTCGGCTGTCCACTGCCATACAGCACTAAAAGTCTTCTTTAATTTTGGCCATGCAGTATCTTTTATCCACGTCCATGCCGGACCTGATAACCATGCCCACGCTTTACCAAGCCGTTCGGCAGTCCATTGCCACGCAACAGAAAAACTGTTTTTGAGTGTAGGCCATGCCGTATCCTTAATCCAGGTCCATGCGGGACCTTTTAGCCATGCCCAAGCCTTACCTAACCTCTCTGCAGTCCAAGCCCAAACAATCGAGAACGTTTCCTTCAATTTTGGCCATGCGGTGTCCTTAATCCACGTCCACGCAGGACCCTTCAACCAATTCCATGCTTTGCCAAGTCGTTCAGCAGTCCAACTCCAGACAGCAGTAAACGTTGTCTTCAGCTTTGGCCATGCGGTATCCTTGATCCATGTCCACGCAGGACCGCTCAGCCAATCCCATGCGTCACCTAATTTTTCTGCTGTCCACTGCCATGCTACTTGTATGTTCTCTGTGATTGTGTCCCAGATAGGCTCTATTACTTTCCATACAGCTAATGTCTTGTCACGTATGCCGCCCCAATTTTCAGTCCAGGCTGTGTAGAGTAGCGCTGCTCCTGCTGCAATAAGTCCTATACCCAGCACGATTGGACTAGTTATGATTCCAAATATACCACCTAGCAGGACGATGCCCTTTACGACAGCGCTTGCGGCCGTAACAAGAAGGCCAAAAGCTACTACAGCGCCTAAGATTACTGATGTGATCGCGCCTATGCGAATTATATTATTTTTTGTCTTGTCGTCAAGATCACCAAACCAACGCACCAAATCCCGCACGTTCCGAAGCACTTCTTCCGCTGCTGGCAGTAGACGTACACCGTAATCCTCCGCTATATTCCGAATATCCCCGCTCAAACCTTTTAGCAGGTTCTGGAAGCCGTTCGCAGTATCCCGTGCATCGCCGTGCAAATCAGCCGTTCTGTCCAGGATATAGTTATACCGAAGTGTCACCTTCTCGGCTTCAGTCATCTCTCTTACACTCTTGCCAATACCTTCAGCTAAAGCATAAGCTTGTAACTGCGCCTCCGTGAGGACTATACCAAATCTGCGAAGCGGTTCCGTTTCACCTACTAGTCCAGCCCTTAACGCGGCGAAGGCTTCCTCATCGGCCACGTTAAAGAAGCTACCCATATCTACAGCTAACTGGGCTATAGTTTTTGACATCTCCGCTGCCTGCTCTGTACTGCCAACCATAGGTTTTAGCATCGCGCCTGCCGTGCCGGCAAACTGTCTAAGTTGGTACCTAGACCTGCCTACCTGTTTACTCAGCGTGTTCGCCCATGAGTTTATGTCACTGGCCATGCTACCGAAAGTCTTGTTAACCACGTTATTCAGTTCCTGCGCGTCAGACGCTGCCTTGATAAAATACACGCTAACTCCTGATATGCCTGCTAGTGCGATAGTCGCCTTTTTCGCTGCGTCTCTGGCGGAACGTGCAAATTTGTCGAGTTTTTTTGTCGCGTTATTCAGTTCTCTGTCAAAGCCTTTTGTACTCGCTGTCAAGAGTACATTTAATTCTGCTAGGGTTATAGCCATGCCAGGCTCCTCCTACTTACCACAAGGCCCGACTATCTGCGTCGGGCCTGTGTCTTAGCTTTTCTAGCTGCCTCTTTTTCCGCCTCGTATTCCATTTGGAAGTATTCTGCCCATTCAAAGAATTCCGAAACTGGCATCTCTTCCTCGACTTCCCACGCGAACTTGCCAAGTTCTTTTGCGATCCTAAACACTAACTGCCGTTCTTTGTTTCTACGGAGTTTTTTGCCGCTACCTCCGCTTCAACATTCATTAACCGAAGTGCTACCTGTGAGAATTCATCAACGAATGAACCTGCTGGGAGCTCCATCAACGCATCCAGATCGGCTTCTTCAAAAACCTGTTCATTCGTTCCAGGTACATAGGTACAGCATATCACAGCCACCGCTTGGAGTTTCGCAAAGTCCATCTTTTCAACGTCTCCGGTCTGTACCTTAGATGCCTGCAATATCTTCCCTCGCTGTCCTACCGAGGGCTGGCGAATCTCGAATTTTTCCCCGTCCCATTCAACAATCTCGGACTTAAACTGCTTCTTCGCACCGACCGTTTTGGCACGAAGTATATCACGCATGCTCTTTTTTCTCTCAGCCATTCACACTACCTCCTTAAGTCCCCCAACTGAATGCAACATATGCTGCATCGCTTGTCTTGTCCGCGTCAAGCTGGAAGGACAGTTCTTCTGTTTCAAGCGCATCTATATCACCACTAGCATTTACAGACTCAGGGACAAACCATCCCCTGAAGTAGTCACCGCTTCCTCCAGGCCGGATTTCAATTAGCACAGGAGTGCGGTTCGCTAGCAGGTCTGCAAACGTCTTTGTCAAATCGTTAAAACGCCGGATTGTAACGTTAACATCATGCATCCCGAGTTGCCTGCTTCTGAAACCACCGTTCGCCTGTGATGTCTCGTAATCAGTATCATCAAGAACCGTGCTACTTTGGTTAAGATCGTATCCGTTTGCCTGTGCTACAACCTCGGTTGGCAGGTAATTGCCGTCAATAGTAACCGGACCTGTTACAATATAGCTGTCTGCAAAAGTAACCTTCCCGAACAAATAATCAATAGTGTCTATATCGGCTGAGTTAACCTGTACTCCATCATCATAAACTGTCACTGCTACGGTCCTGTCCCAGATTCGCTTTGTGATGTCGTCAATTTGATAGGTTTTTCCGGATACGAGAGAAGCAGGCTCATCCGTAAATGCAGTAGATGTCCCACCTCGCTTTACAGTAGTTAGGTATCCTGCTCTAGCCATCTCATCTCACCTCTTAGCTGGCCGCGCTTAACGCGCCATCGGCCTGGAGGCTAATCTCAACAGTCTCAAGTCCGCCCACATCACCGGACAGGTTGAAATTCTCAACCACTACAGCCCCCTGGAATCCATTCGCTGTTTGACCATCTGGCAGATATTGCACGTATAGCTCAGTGCGATTTAACCACGCGTCCCTGATCGCTATCAATGCGGCATCAGATGCATCCCAGTTTGCTGTGATTGATACCGACCAATCGTGCAACCCTAGGATTCTGCTACGAAAACCTGCGTTGGTAGCCAGGTCAGTGTCGTCCAGTATGTCACCACCCTGGTTTAATGTCGCCGTCGTTGCGGGCACATCATTCCAGGGACCACTACCAGAAGTCCCTACCTTAACCTTTTTTGAATATGCAGCTTGTGCCATTTTTAAATCCCTCCTAGTTCACTTATTCGTTATGCCAAACCATAAAGTCTACGATTACCCGATAGTATCCAGTATCGGTGTCAAAGTCATCGGTCTCAGTTACAACAAAAGCCGTTATCGTCGGGTCGCTGTCCGTCTTTGCCTGCATTGCTGTTTTGAGCTCTGAAGCGACCTGCTTAGCTTGCCCGTAGTTTTCTCCCCAGCACGAAAAACTAATTCGCGGCCTCTCCATGCCGGAATATGCTCCGAACTGGTACTCGCGCATGCCGCTTACTCGCTGGTACACTACCGCCGGCAGGGCTGTGCCCTCCGGCATCATGAGGGGATATAAACGGTTGCCTATCAATGCTGTAAGTCCTGCGTGGTTAAGCAGATATGCTACTAACTTGCTCTCAAGACTCATCTAACCGCCCCCTCTATTACTTCTCGCATTGCCTTCCGAGCCACGCGTTTTGCTTCGGATTCACTTTCATCGAGCGCAGGTCTAAGCCAAGGCCGCGCTGGCATGTATCGAGTTCCAAGCTCGTGAAATCGCAAGTACCATCCTTCTTTGCCCGGTCCTACAGCCACTGTAGCCTTCTCTGCTTCATGCACCGTTACTTCAGACGTAATAGACCGGGCAGCTTTGCCGGTTCGTTTTGGTGCTCTTTCATATGCCGCATCTTGTACCACGTCGGCTGCTGCAAGTGCTCCCTTGAGCAAGGCCTCCGTACGGACCGCCCTGCTTAACTGCCCCAGTTTCGTTTGCAATTCCTCATTCCCTGTAATCTCTAATTTCAGCTGCATTAGATCACCGCCTCGCGGCACATCAGCTGTAACTCTCGTTTACGGCCGTCAGGTTCTATTACGCTCACAATTTCAAACGTTCGGCTACCGCTGACAACCCTCATGTTAGGCTGTACGTCGGTCCTGTACCGGATAGTTACTCTGGTTTTTACCTCTGCACTCTCCCGCTCCTGCGCAGCGAAGTATTCCCGGCCAGACAGGTCCTCTACCTTTGCCCAGACTGTAACAAAATCCTGCCATGTCTGTATGGGCTGGTTATATTCATCATGTGTCGTAGTAGCCTGTTGGATAACCACTCTATGCCTCAGTTCGCCTGATCTCATACCGGCACCACCCGTTCCGGCCAAAGCAGCGCGTGAACAGCGAATTCTATCTCACGACTGACGCTTCCTACAAGGCTTGCCTCGCGGTTTTCGTACCAGTGACCTACCAGCAGTAAGATAGCCTGTTTAACTGTCTGCGGCACATCCGAGGCTGAATCACCGTACCCGGCTGTAAAAGTAATTTTAACGCCGTTTAGCCGCTGCAGCGTTACAGTCGGCCACGTCACACCATAGGCCAGTGTAAGCCGGCCAGGTTCCGAACTGGTATCGACTATATAATTCGCTGCATCAAATACGGTCTCTGTCCCTTCGTAGTCTATATATTTGACGCTGCTCACCGACTGCAGAGGCGGCTTAGGAATCACCAAGGGCGTTTCAGGGAATTCGTCCAGGGTAAGTTCCCACGTTTGTGTTATATATGCCCGGTTTTGAAAGGCCTCACAATACTCTCGTGCTGCTACTACCAACGCCGTAATTAGGTCGTCGTCGTCCGTAATATCTACTCGTAAATGAGTTTTTACCTCGGCCAAGCTAACGGGCTCTGTCGCGGGAGGCGTGATTAACTTCAATGCCATTTATCGCACCCCCAATCACCGCTTTTTTCTAGCACGTCTTTTGCTTTGCGCTTTAGGGAGTACCGCTTTTTCAGGTGTCTCTACCGCTGCCGTTTCAATCGCTGTTAGCTTAACTGCTTCCGCATAACCGCCATTAATAAGTATTTCTGCTTTTTCTGCCGGAAGACTAACAACATCTCCGGGGTGATAGCAACCTCCCGGGCCTGCCATTGTTGTTAACAATTTAACCGCCCGCATTTAAGCCACCTCGATGTATTCGATAAAAATGTCGAAGTCTACCTCACTGAATCCGTTAGCGTCTCCGGCTGTGGCTGTTACTTCCTTACCACCGCTAGAAACGTCTATCTCCGGCACTAAGGCACCCGAGCCGTCCTCGTCAGCGCGCAACAATGCCCCTAAGGTCTGCCCTGCGCTGTCCAAGGTGCCCTTAACAAGCCCAGTCGATGCTACCGAAACGCCGGCAAGGAATCCGTCTGCATCGCCTCCATCTGTTGAATCCGTCCCTACGTTGATCGTCTTTGTCGTTGCTGTACTTTCTGCTGTATTTACATAGATAAACACATTCTTAACTACTGCCTTTGCCGGCAAACTCCAGCCCGTTCCTACTTCTGAATTATCGGAAAAGTCAGCTGCTGTCATATTGATTTTCTTAATCTTAGATGCCGCGCCTACCTCTGACAGGTCAAGTTCGTTTATTTCAGCCGCGCTTGCTGTTACCTGTGTACCGGCAATCTTCAGCGCACCGCCAGACTCTATGTCGAGCGACCCACCGGAGGCTATTGCTAATTCGTCGCCGTCTTGGCGAATCTGAATTTTAGCGTTATAACTTGCGTCTGCTGCCATTTTAAAACCTCCTTTACTCTTTAATTAGAGGCGGGGTAATCCCCCGCCCTACAGGTTAAGCAGTCCCCTCATCAGGGCTTACGTGCGTTTCCGCATCAATAGTATCACCCTGCGTTACCGGATATTTCGTTGCTCCATAAAGGATCGCGTAAATATCTCCTGTTGTCGTAGACGCGCCCCTGGTCACAACGCACCTTACATAGCGCTCTTTAGGACGGTAAACGTCAATCAAAAAGCTGTCCCCGTCATCTCCCGGGACGACTTTTGTGCCCTCTAAGTCCGCTGCATCAGACAAATCCGACTGTGCACCCTGCTGCACCTTCGCGTAGTTGCCTGCATTAGCGGTTCCTATACTACCTACAAACACAACACCTTCAAACCCCTGCATATCTATCACATCGCTGTTCACAGCAGATGTGTCTGCTGACTGTCCAGCTTTTGCCAAAACAAATTTCGCATTTTTACTCAGGTTCATTCGTTATCCCTCCTTAAGCCAAGGTTACCCTAACGAAGGCTTCTTCAAGCACAGGCATCCCGTCAAGTTCCATTCTGCCGATAAACCCAGTCTGGTTATATTCAGCATAAAGCTCAGTCAAGCGCTGTATCTGCATATCCAACGCGTCTGCAATCCAGTAGAAACTAAAGTCTCCAAGGATGCCGACATACTGCCCAGTTGTAAACGTATTCGGCGCATATTCGGACATGTAAACCGGGAATCCTAGCAGTCTATCAGGCTCGCCTACGCGTACGCTCTCACGCCAGATATACTGTCCGTTGCCGTCCTTGAGCTTTGCAATCTGTGCTACAGCGTCCCGATGGAAAATCCAACGGGCACGCGGCCAATACTGCTGCTTCAAAGTGAATTTAGCGCCAATCAACCCGTCAAACTTGATTGACGTTGCCTCGTTGCCGGTGCTGTAGTCTCTGCTAGTGCTTATACCGTCGCTCGACGCTGTGAATACCCCAAGAGGCTGCCCCGCACCGGACCCTGTGAGAAATGCTTTCTCTTCAGTTACCGCAAACTTGTAGGCAAGTCTGTCTCTAACAAGCTGCTCCGGATTCATCGTTGCCTGTCGCAGCAGTTTGTTGCTAACTTTGATGCGCTTTGCTAGCGGATGAGGATGCAGTTCGCGCTTGCCAAAACTCA